CAGGTGCTCTCATAATACGATGTATTAACATAGCATCTTCCATAAGAGTTAACTGTTTATAAATCTTACGAGCACCTTCAACTTGTGATTTACCATAAGGAAGGTAATTAGAATCAGAAAGTAATCTGAAGTGAGCTACTTCGTAATTTTCTAACTCTTCTCTTGTAGCAGATGTTTCTGATTTATATCTATGTTCATTTGTTGTCGATTCAATTAAAAATTTAACATACTCTGGATTTTCAGGGTCTAATCCCTCTAATCTTGAAACATCATATACAGACATAGGCACAACATTTGTAATACCATATTTATCATTAATTTCTAATTTTAAAAAGAAATCACCATATTTACACATATTACGAATCCAAGGCCATAAATTAAATTCAATATTTAATATATCATAAAATAAATTATGTAGTATTTCTTTAACTTGACTATTGTCTGTTTTAATTTGTAAAACTTCACCATACTCTGATTTCATAGTGGATTCATCAGCATATATATCAAGTGCTGATGAAAGTATAGCATCAGTATCCATTGACTCGTAATCTTTAAATAGATTTAATCTCATTGATTTAGTAAGTAGTGAATCAGAATATCCACTTAGTCCTGCACCCGTAAATATTTTTTGATATCTATCAACTAAATTATTTTTTGAAATTGATTGAGCACGACTCGTATCAGAAACTTTTAATCGTTTCCCACCAACATTTCTAACAATTACGTTTGTTGAAAATAATCGTTGTAATCTACTAAATAAGCTTGTATCAGCCATTTTTTACCTCTTTAATTAAAGTAACCACTCTAAAGATTCTTGTTTTTTACCTACATCCATATTCCAAGAATCATTTTGGTTATTCTTTGGTGTATAAACACCTTGATTTGATTTAATATTACTCATAGTTTTCTTTTGTAATTCTATTCCTTCAGCTCGTAATCTAAGAGCCGTTTCTCGTATCCATAATCCCATAGCGTAAGACATTACTAAGTCATCATTGTATCCACTCATCGCTTCCGCCCTACTACCATTGTATATAAATACAAACAATTCATCTATTAATCTTTGTGAATGAACTGTTACTAATTTTTCTCTAAAAAATTCTTCTAACTTAGACACAACTAATGGTCTTGTCTTAGAAGTTATTGTAAATCCTGGTATAAGTTGTTTTTCAGACCCATTAATTTTATTATTAATTTGTCTGTGAACATCTACCACCTGTAAATCTTTACTCATATAAAATAGGTTTTCATATTCCCTATCAATCACTTGTTGGATTGTAGCCCAACCAATGTTGTTATTCTCAATAACAAGTAATGCATTATTATATTCGGTTGACATATTAACTAAAAGATTACCATAATCTCTAGTAGATATTCTACCTTTATATTCAGCTACTTGTTCTAAACTTTCTACATCTAAAATATGAAATGCAGAATAGTCTGTTGAATCACCTCTACTAACGTCAGCACATACTATATAATCTTTTGTGTAATTTGGTGGCTCCCATACCCAAACATTTGAATCTATACCACGTTTTTCTATTGGTTCTTTAACTTGTGTATTTCTATACTCTTCTAAGATTACACCATCTACTACCGATTGACCAGAAGTAATAAAGTCACAATCACATTCTTGAGCCGCCAATGCAGGCCCTAATAATGAATCTTGTTCATCTCTCCACTCTTGTTCCCTATCAGGATGATCTGTCCAATGAAGTTTAATAAAATTAAAATCATTTAAATGGTCTTCAGCATCCATCCAAGTCCTATGAAACCAATTTCCGACACCATTTGGTGTGGAAAGTGCTATACATTGTCCACCAGTTGATAAGGTCTGTGAAGCTGCCGCCCATATACTATCAATCCTATCAATGAAAGCCGCTTCATCAAGTATTAGTAAAGATAATGCCTCTGAACGACCACTATCTTCTCCACTTGATACAGCTTTTATTTGAGAACCATTCTTGTATCTTAAACTTAACTTGTTATCCTCAACACATTTTTGTTTTAACCAACTTGGAAGATTTGCGTGCATCACACGAACCTTCGTTACCAAGTTTTTTGCTACCTCTTGTTTCGTAGCAATTACTAAAATATTTTTATCTGCATGAAAGGTCATCATCCACAAAGAATACCCAGCAGTTAAGGTACTAATACCTAACTGACGAGCTTTCAAGATAATATTAAATCTACTTTGAACAAAATCTTCTACTGTTTTTTCTTGAAAATCATACAAATGAAAGGGTATCTTACCCTTTATTGGATGTTGTATTAAACAGTATTTTTTTAAAAAATATACTGGGTCAGAAGCACATTTTACATATTCTTGTTTGATTACATCTTTAAGTTGTCCTTGTGAATTTCTACCCATACTAATATATTACGTGAACAGTACAAGCTCCACTTATTTGTTTTACACCAATCTCATATAAAGTTTTTGCTGTAAAATCACTAGTTGATACTCCGTCACCTTCTGTTGGTGTTATTACACCTTGTCCGGCCGTTTGGATTATAAATCCACTTGAACCAGCATCTGAACCCGTAAGGTGTAGTTTAGCACCATCAGCTGCAATAGTGACAGTCTTAATTTTACCAAACACCGCATCATCTCTAATGTCAGGTTGACTGCGACTAGTCACATCAGTTCGTGTTCCTATCGTATTTGTTGCCATTTATTTTCTCCTTAAATGCAATTTAAATTTATTATACTATATATAAATATATTACAATAAAGAATCTTCTATTTTTTGTAAATGTTTTAAAGCTTCACCAGCATCTTTTTTAGTTTGTTTAAATTCCATATTCCATTTTTCTTTTACTATAGAATGTCCATCTGGATTTACTTGATTGTAATATTCAGGTGGTTCTTGATTCTTAAAATCTTCTAATTGTTGTTTCTGTTCTCTTATCCAAGATAATTTATTAGCAATTATTTTTTGTGTAGCCCAACTATCATATGTGCCATCAATTCTCATTTTGTTTTCAACTTTAATTTGACAATCAAAACAATGAGTATACAAATACCACATTTTTTCGTCAAGTCTTTTTTTCATAATTTTATCACACGATGGGCAAAACCAAGGCATTCTAGCTTCTTTTGTAGCTTCTAATTTTTCATCTGTTCGTTTCCTATCAGATTCTCTCTCCAACTTCATCTTCTCTTTGAACTCTTTATCTTCTGTAGCAATGAAGATTCTTTTTTCAGGTGTTTCACCTCGTAAGATTGATTGCATCGCTTTATTCTCTCTTACACTTTCTCTACTTCTACCCATTTATAACTCCTTTTAAAAATTTAATAAACCTAATATTTGATTTACTGGAGCAAAAGCACCAGTAAACTTATATATCTTACCTTTGTATTTAAATACAATTCCTTCTGATGGAACTATAGATGATAATCCACCAATTTTTTCTAATTTATCTAATTGTAACTTTAATGTTTGTATCTTTTTTATATCTCCACCACGTTTAACTGTTTTTATTGCCGCAATTACATCTTTTCTTATTTTCTTTACAGCTTTATCTGGTGATGCAGCTAAGTAACCACTAATGTTTTTTAATATTTCAGCACCAACATCAAAGAACAATACTTCAAATGGTTTCATATTTTGTTTTACCCATTTTGAATGGTCATTCTTATCAAATGATAATACCCAATCAAGAAACTCTTTATTATCTATACTTTTTTTAATCGTTGGTATCTTATATGATTTATCAAAGAACGCCCATCTCTTAGTTAAGTCAACTAAAACTTTATTTGGTATATCATAATTATACTGTTTAGATGCATTAAAAATAAACTCTTCCCAAAATGATTGATGATATTTAGATAACGTATCATTATCGTTTAATGCATATTCGTTCTTTAATTTATTTAATCTACTAATAAATCCAGACTTCTTTTTTCCAAAATCTTGTACCTTAGATACTGTTAGAAATTGAGGTTTACCAATTGTGTAATTTTTTTGTACATTTTGATTTACTTGTTTAATCATACCAGCTAACATACGAGCCGAATCTTTAGGTTGACCAATTGCACTAGCACTTTCATCATACTCTAATGTACCATGAAATACAATCTGTGCTTTGTCATAATCAATTACATTAGAAGATTTTGGATACATAACTTCTAAATTCATCCAACGTTTACCATTATCAAATATTTTTTCTTTTTGTTTATCAGATAAAGAACCTATAGACTTTCCTAAATCTTTCATAGCAAAAACAAAAGCATCTCTAATATCACCTCTACCTGCAAATTTAGAAGCAACACCACCTACATCCATTGCAGTTGCTCCAAAGTTTTTAAGTTGTCCTTTGTTTCTTGCTGTAACTAATTTACCGTTGACCCAGGAAACCATTAGGTTTTGACCATCTAATTTCTCTGTAACTCCATCTTCTCGGTTTAACTCACCACCGAGTCCTAATATAACTATGTTCTTTAAATCTGTAAATGTAATATTTTTGTCATCAAACGGATGATTCATATGACCATATGCTCCACCTTCTATAATAAGTTTTACTT